ATAATATTAAAAAAATTAAATTTACCAGGTATAAGCGAAACAGATTTATATTATCATACATCAGAAATAGTAATAAGAGACAATAAAACAGACAAATTTAAAATATATGGTAATAAATTTATTAACATTAATAATATAGAAGAAGATTATACAATAAAAGATCAAGAAATTTATTTAAATAATAACTTTAAATATTATTGGAATAATAATAAATTATTTGATTCGACAGATTCAATTGATTATGTAACATATGAGTATTGGCAAGAAAATAATATTGCATCAAAATTTATAATAGAATCAAATAATATTAATAATAATAAATTTATATCAATATCAAATATTAAATATGAAAATATTAATTATGATATATATGAAAATTATAAATATATAATTACTAAAATAAAAAATTTAAATTTAGAAAATTATGAAATATACAATATTATTATTAATAATATTGGAAAAACTATTAATATAAACCATAATATAATAAAAAATATATTTACTAATTTATTTTCATCAAATTATTTTTTTACTCAATATGTTGTAACTAATATTAATGTTATTGCTTTACAAAGTAAATTAGTAGCAGATCATTCAAATAAATATTTAGAAAGTATTATAGGAACTTATGATAATAATTTTTTTGTTGAAAAAATATTAAATAATTGGAATGAGTTTATTGAATCACAAGATCTGTTATTTTTTAAAAGTATTCAGAATTCTAATAATTCCAGTTATAATATTATAAAGATGTTAAAAAATTATGAAACATTTCCAACATTAAAAATTAAAATTAAACAAATATCAAATGAAATATTATTAAAAAAGCCAATTAATTTAATTTTAACAAATATAAATGATATATCATATAATCCAATAAAAATATCAAATTTGAATTATTTTAATAATAATACAAATATAAGAAATTTTACAAATAATACTAATTATAAAGATATTAGTAATAATGATATAAATATATTAAAATCATTAAATATATTTACAGATAATGAATTAAATAATTTAACTTTTAATTTTAATAAATGGGTAATATTAGAATATGATATAATTGATGAATATTATGAAATGTATATAGCTCCTCCAGATTATATTGAATTTAAAAAATTTTTAGCACTATTATATTTTATTAATACAACTAATAAGTTATCATTTTATGTATTTTTTGATATTGTAGGATCGGAGAATATACCAAGTTTTGTTAGTGATAAAATAAGGCTAATATATAATTGGGATTATTTTGATGATAATTATATAACTAAAAATAGAAATGTAATTGATGCTAAAAATCGTAATGTATTTTTAAATACAATAATTATTGATTTTTACAAATATTTAATAAATAAAATTACTAGTAAAATAAAAAACAAACAATTTTTATTGTATGCGACAATATATTTTTATAATAATTTATGGCATTTAATTCAAGATATTTTACAAACAATTCAAAAAGGTTATTCTTCAATGCCAACTCTTGCATCTGCAGGTAATATTCTAATTATTAATAATTTTTCTAATTATTATGATCAAATAATAGTTAATCATATTATTACAAATTTATTTAATAATTATTTTGATTATAATATTAAAAGTAAATGTATTAATTACTTAGATAGTAAGACATTTATTATGAATAATAAAACTATTCGATTTTATTCAGTGTTAAATATAGAAAATAAAAATTATTTATATACTGATATTGAATTAACAAATTTAAAATCAATTGAAGTATTACAATGGTTTATATACTATCTAAGTGATAAACTAGAAATATATTATTTACCAAATATAAAACCAAGAATTAGTGATATAAATTTTTGGACAACTTTTGATAATTATAAAGAACAAATTTTGAATGGTGTGACATTAACGCATGTTAATTTTTTCTTAAAATATTGTTTAGAAGAAGAAAAAGTGTTTTCAAATGATAAAGAAGAAGAAGAGTTTGTAAATGAAAAAAATAAATTGGCAAATATATATTATAGTATTAATGAAGTTATGATGAATATATATGATATTCTAAATGAAGAAATTATTAATGATAAAGTCAATAATACGAGTTATAAAATTGTAACTGAAGATAATAAATTATTTTTTGGTAATATTATTAATATTAATAATTATTCAATATTTGATATATTAACAGAATATTTAATACAATTATTTAAACAATATTATACAAATTATACATATAATTATTTATTAGAGTATTTTAATGTTACAAAAATAAATTTTATTAATTTTTACAAAAATATTTTTGATAATGTAAATACGATAGGTTTGACAACATATAATCTTTTTAGAGATATTCAAATTATAACTGATTTTAATTGGAATAATTATGATTTAATATTTCCTAGAATAAATCCAGATTATAATAATTTAATTGATAATAATCTACAAGTATCTTCAGTTTATAGTGATACAAAATTTTATTTTAAATATGATTTATTTTTTAGAAATAAAATCATTAATTTTATTAATGATTTATATATATACAATCAAACATTAATTTTAGATAAATACAATAAATACAAAAAATTATTCAAATTAAATAAAATTGATGAACAAGACATTATAAATAATTATAATTCAATTTTTGGTATAAATTTTGATAGTAGAGTCTCAGAAGGAGACTCTACAAGTATTAATATAAGTTCTAAAGAATTTAAAAAAATAATAGAATGGGAAATATTTAATGAATTTAAAGTTGATAATTATAGATTAAAAATTATAAATAATAATTTAGGATTATATGATATATCTAATAATAAAAAATTAGATTATGCAAGTATAGGAATAGTAAATGGTAATAATATGTTACAATATATTATTGACAATGGTATGTATAAAGACATAAGTAATAATTTACAGCCATATTTTATTCACAATTATTGTGTTTATAGAATTAATTTAAATGTAGTTAATAGTCCTATATATAGTAAAATAATAAATAATGGAGTATATGATTTATCAAATAATTTAATTTTTATAAAATATAATAATTTATTTTATCAGGTAATAGAAAAATTATATGAAATTATAAATAATAAAATAATTAATACAAATAATACTATTGTTGAAAAAATTATATATGATAAAAGTGAAAAAACTGTAAATTATTTATTAAATAATTTAATTCCTGATAATATAAAAAGTATATATGATGTATCAGATAATTTAACAATAACTAACATTATAAATGACGTTTTTGATAATACAATTACATTAAATGATATAATTTATGATGTTAATAAACAATTACAAAATACAGATTATATGACTCCAATATTATTAAATATTTTATTAAGAAATTCTATTTTACCATGTGATCAATCTTGGGAATCATTAGTATTAATATCATTTTGGAATAATATTATAAATAAATTTGGGTTTAATGATTCTGTTAGAGAATCAATAGAAAATTTCAATAGAGTAGATCCATATAAACAAATTAAAATTATCAATAATACTATTTATATGGACTCATCAAATACTTATTCAACATTTGAAGATACAGATATAATAAAAAATATACATTTTAACACAGAAAAAGAAATTAAATCAAAACAAAAATTGTATTTAACATTAACAGAGATTGAATTAAATATTATAAAGGAATTAAATGATGTTAAATTAGAATTAAATAAACTGTTATTTAATGACATATATAACAATAATAGAAACATATCATTAAATAACAAATTTTTTATTATTAATAGTAAAAAGTATTGGTATTTAGGAGAATTAGTGACAAATAGTGAAAAACTATTATTGGATCAATTAGATTGGTCGAAAGATCAAAAAGTAAATACAACTTTAATAATTTTAAATGGTATTTTAGTAAGAACAACTAATTTACCATTTGGATTTATTTATGATTTTAATAATAAATTAGTTAAATTTGATTATAAAATTAATAATGTATTAGCAATGAGTTATTATAAATGGAATCAATATAATTTTAGTCCTATTGAAAAAAAATATGAAATAAATAATATTTTAGAAATAATAAATATTATACCAAATATAAATGATAATAATTATATATATATAACTATTGGCAATCATAATTTAAATATTAATGATTATATTGTTGTATATAAATTAAATGAAATATATGGCCCAATGAAAATATTAGACATAACTAATAATATATTAAAAATAGAGGTAAACGATGGATTAGTTTATGAACCCAATTACAAATATAAGTTAGGAATTGTAAAAAAATACAATTATATATCATGGAAAAACTATTATAAACAATCTTATACACCAATTAAAATGTCAACAGATATTTTAATAATATTAGAAACATTTTTAAAAAATATAACTCAATTAAAAATTATTTTACCACCAAATATTACAGATGTTTCTTCTAATTTTAGTAATGTTATAGGTAATTTAAATACTTTAAGTAATGTTCTAAGTACTTTACCAATAGACATATCAGATAATTCAATGAATATTACTTATATATCAAATGATTTAATAAGTATTTATAAAAATTTAACATTTGTAGAATTATTGTATAATAATATGTCAAATTTAAAGAATATACGTGATAATATTGTAAATATATCAAAATATACAAATTATTATTCAACAATATTAAAAAATTGCAAAAGTATAAATATTACAAAAATAAATAGTGTATCAAATATTATTTATAATAATGCATTAACATATAATTTATTATTTTTAAATTGTGATTTTTTTGGTAAATTTTTAACAAAAACTATTATATTAAAAAGTTTATTCTTTCCTTTACGAAAATTTTTTAATGAACAAAATAATGGAGAAATTGTAAATTCATTAAACAATTTAGAAACAATTTTTAATTCTGTTACTATACCAAATGATATATCAGAAAATACAATTATGTTTGATACTGTATTCAATACTAGTGATTATTTAACTGATATAAGCAGTGCGAATATTAAATTAGGTTCATATAGTATTAAAAATACAGAATGGAGGTCTATGAATAGAGAATTTGATAATTATAATAATAATATTGGTAATTTATATTTAATAAATGATATTTCTAATAATATTAATAATTTTTTTATTTCAAATGATAATGTTCAAACTAATATTAATGATATTACTATTTTAGCAAATACATTAGAAGGAAAAAATATAGATAATGTTATTAAATTGATAACAAATACAAATTATTTAAAAAATATTATTGATTCATTGGATTCGTTGGATACTATTAGTGATATAATAAATATATTTTCACAAATAGGTTCTCCAATTGACATAATATTTAGAGATATAAGTGATAATATAACTAATATTATTGATATTAGTTTAAATAAAATAAAAAATGATGATATTATTGCTAAATTAACAAATATTATTAATAATATATCAGATATAAAAGATAAAATTAATGAATCAATTGATATATTAGATGATTTAACAACAATTACAAATATAACTGGTCAAATAAATAAATTAAAAAATGATATAACAGAAATTAAAGAATTCATGGCATTATTTCCAGTTATAACAACATTAGGTAAATCAATGCCTAAATTTATTGATATAATTAATGATAAAAATAATAATATTCCTTTTACAGAATTATCTGTATTATCAAATGAAACAAAAGGGATAATCAATACATTTAATTCATTATTTGAAGGTTTAACACAAATAAATTCAAATTTAAAAACAAACTTGAATATAATAATTACTAAATTAAATTTCATAACAATGCAAATTAATAAAATTAATGATTTTAATGATCTTTCAAAAACTATTATTACTTTAGTTGATTCAATGAACACTTTTGCAAATACTAATAATAGTGTAGAAACATTATTATATAATAATATAACATTACAAAAGAATATTGATAATTTTGAAGATTTATTTAAAAACTATTTTTATAGTAATATTTCAACAAATATGGCCAGATTACCTACAATATATAATTTAATAACAAATCTACCAAATATAAATGTAAATACAATAGATATTAATATAATTAAAAATAATATAGATTATTTAAAAGTTATTGACGACAATAATTTAAAAATACAAACAATTAATTTTACTCATCAAAATTATACAATTATTCCAATTGATTTTGAATATATAATTGATAACATCAATAACTTTATTACATTAATAAAAAATATTGATGAATTAATATATTTAAATACTAAATTAAAAGGAGATACAATTAATAATACAAGAATAATATATAATAATTTAAATGATATTTATAATTTATTAAAAATTAATCAAAGTTTAGATGCATTAGAATATTTAATTGATAATTTTATTGATTTTAAATATAAAATTATAGAATGGTATAAAGAAAGTAATAAATCAATATATTTAGTATGTAGAGATGACAATAATTATCTTGATTATTACGATTGGGTGTTTTTAAATAATTCAAATGTTTTATTTATTATAGATAAATATGATTTAAAATATGAAAATATAAATTATAAAATTTTAAAAATTGTTTGGAATAATAATGATTTTATTTATGATGAAATAACAACATATACATTAGAGAATGGAATAGGTACAATATTAGAAAAATTAAACATGTATAATATATTAGATACAAATATAATATTAGATATATATTTTAGTAAAATTAATTATAATGAAATTTTTAAAAAATACAATAATAATTTAAGTAAATCATATAATGTAGAAGATTATAAAAACTATATGTTAAATGATATAATAAGTAATATTAGTAATAATCATCCATTAATTAATTTACCAAATAATAAAATATCAAAAATATACAATCAACATTTTAATAATTTTAGATTTACAGATAATAATAATAATGATAATAATATAATTACACAATATAAAATTAATATGGAAAAAAAAATTATAAATATAATTAAATTAAATAATATAATAAATAGACCAATAAAGCCCAGAGTATCATGGATAAAATTTATAGGTCATTTTATTTTTAACAAAATAAATTTAAGAATTAATGATTATACATTACAAGAATTATCTTCTGATTGGTTACATATTTGGTCACATTGTAATATTAATGAGAATAAATATGATGGATATTATAAAATGATTGGTAATACTAAAGAATTATATAATTTTGATTCAAATAAAAAAAAGAAAAGTAATTTATATATTCCTTTACCTTTTTATTTTCAAAATAAATTTCATTTAGCTCTCCCATTAATTGCATTGCAAAATAGTGAGTTAATATTTGAACTTAACACACGTAATATAGATGAATTAATTAATATAGAAGAAGGTGCTTCTTTAGTTGGTGATATGAAAATTAAATTTGAGTTAATCGGTAGTTTTATTTATTTGAGTGAATATGAGAGAGAATTATTTGCAAAAATGCGTCATGAATATTTAATAGAGCAAGTACAATACTGTTATGAAAATATTTCAGAAAATATTAAAGGAGAGATTAAATTAAATTTTTTAAATCCAGTAAAAGATATGTTTTTTATAATTCAAAATACAAATTCATTTATAAATAAAGAATATTATCAATATGAAAATATTTTTAAAAATATATCTTTTAATTTTAATGGTCATGATAGATTTAAAAATGTTCCATCTGAATTAACTTCATTAGTTTATCCATATACATATTATGAAACTACATTTTTAGACGGAGTACATGTGTATCCATTTTGTTTATATCCTTTGTCAATAATTCAGCCATCAGGTTCATGTTCATTTAGTTATTTAAATAACAAATTATTAAGATATAATTTAGATAAGCAAATTAACAATGGAATAATAAAAATATTTGCAAGATCATATAATATATTAAGAATATCAAGTGGAATAGGGTGTATTTTTATTTAGATTAATAAATTATATTTATATTTAAAAACTTGTATATAAGTAATATTAGAATATTATGCCTGCAGGTGCTTTTCAATTAGGTTTAACAGCATATCCTGAAACATTTTTATTTTCAAATCCTCAAATAACTTTTTATAAACAAGTTTATAAAAGACATACAAATTTTGCAGTCGAAGCAATATCACAATTTTTCAATGTTAAACCTGATTTTGGTTCTCGTGTTACATGTACTATATCAAAGATAGCAGATTTAATAGGTAAAATTTATTTAGTAGTAAATTTACCACCTATTGGAAAATTTATAGATTTTCCAGGAGAAGAAGGAGAAGGTAATAGTAATATTGCATCATGTGCTTGGTCTAAAAAAATTGGTTGGAATTTAATAAAACAAGTTGAATTAGAGATTGGTGGTAGTATAATAGAACGACAATATGGAGATTGGTTAAATATATATTCAGAATTAACGACACCTATTTCAAAACGCAGAGGATTAAATAAAATGATTGGTAATATTCCTGAAATTTACGAGAATACAAATGGTAAGAAAGGTTATTTATTATATATACCCTTAATGTTTTGGTTTTGTCGTAATTATAATATGGCTTTACCAATAATAGCATTAGATAATTCAGATATAAAAATAAATGTTGAATTTAATCAATTAGATGATTGTTTAATTTTATCACCATCGCATTATATAATAGTAGAAGACGATATTGTTAATTTAAAAAAAGATGAAATAATTAAACAAGAATATCAAAATAATATTTTTTATGCCAGATTTAATTATTTTGATGTTATAAATAAGAGATTATATTATACAAAAATTACACCGGAACAATTTTTACCTAATATAAATATAATTAGTATAAATAATAAATATTCAATTACTCCAATTGAAAGTGAAAAATTATATTTAGATAAAAATAGATATTTTTCTCATATTATTAATTTATCATTAAATAATGCATATTTATTAGTTGATATGATTTATTTAGATATAACTGAAAGAATTAATTTTGCAAAAAAAGAACATTTATATCTTATAGATTATGTACAATTTGACAATGATAAATTAGTATATCATAGTAATAATAAAATAAAATTAGGTTATAAAAATCCAGTAAAAGAATTAATTATCAGAGCTAATTATGATTATTTATTAAAAGGATATTCAAAAGAATCATTTAATTATACAAATTCTCCGAATGAATTAGAAGGTGAAAATATTATTAAAAGAGCTTCTATACTTTTAAATGGTCAAGAAAGAGTAAAAGAAAAGAATTTTAATTATTACGAATACATACAAAATTTTCAAAATCATATTGTATATAATAATATTGGTATTAATACTTATAGTTTTTCAATAAAACCAGAAAGTATATCACCTACTGGTACATGTAATTTTAGTAATTGTGATGATATAGTAATTAATTTAACTATTGATAAAGGTGTATCATATCAAAGACCTGTAAAAATAAAAGTATATGCTTTAACATATAATATGTTAAAAATATCAAATGGATTAGCCAAAATATTATTTTAATAAAAAAATTCGTTTTTTTATATAAATTAAAATTAAATATTAATTTATATGGAAGATAATAATTTACAAATAATTTTAAATAAATATAATACAAAAAAAAATTCAAAATATAATAATTATGGTAAATATTATGAAAAATATTTAAATAATTATATTAATAAAAAAATAAATTATTTAGAAATTGGAATATCAAAATGTGATAGTTTATTTGCTATGCATGAATATTTTATTAATGCTAAAAATATAGTTGGTATTGATTCCAATCCATATTGTATTACATATGAACAAAAAGAAAAAAATATATTTATTGAAATAGGAAAACAAAATAATGAATTATTTTTAAAAAACGTAAATGATAAATATGGTAATTTTGATATTATTATTGATGATGGAAGTCATGAATTGAATGATGTATTAGTATCATTTAATACATTATTTCCGTTATTAAACGATAAAGGAGTTTATATTATTGAAAATACTATTAACATAAGAGATTATTTATATTCTTTCCATAATTTAGTTAAACATAAAAATAAATCAAGTAAAGATTATTGTGAAGATAAATCACAAACTGAAACAGTAGATCCAGATAAAATAAATATGAAAACTGATAATATTTTTGAATATTCTATTGGTGATATTATTTTTACAAATGCTGCTATTATTGTTTATAAAGATATTAAGTATCATTGGATAAATATAAATAATATTTAATTAATTTATAATTATATTGATAATAATTATAAATTAACTGAGATTTAGATTTTTCAAAGATTTGTTATACTAAATTACGAGACATTACATACTCCTCGTCAGTATCACAATTAACAAAAACTTCATCATCTTCTACGAAAAAGCCAAATTGAGAATAAAATTTTTCTAATCTATCAGCTTTTTCATCTTTATCTATTTTAAGATATATTTTTTTGATACCTTCATCATTGGTTGTCATGTGTGTGAACGTGATGCTCATGAACAAATATTACAATATATTTAATTAACTGTCAATTTTAAGATTTGTTAAATCTAAATCTAAATCTAAATCTAATTTACAAGACATTATATACTCAAATTTAGAATCATAGTAAAATAATACATCTTCTTGATATTCTTTAACTTCTTCGACTTTAGTAAAACCATTATTAAAATAAAACTTTTCTAATCTTTCTGCTTTATCATCTTTATCAATTTTAAGACATATTTCAGTTACACCTAAATTTTTTAGAAATTTAATAATGTATTGTATAAGTGATGTTCCATAACCGCATTTTTGAGGATACGCACCCATACAAGAAATAAGTGCTTTTTTTCCTGAATCACTTATTTCTATTATAGCAGTACAAACAGCTTTTTTAGAGTCAGCTTTAGAGATTGTACAGTTAGCCTGTAGACTAACTCTACAGCCAGTAATACTGGCTGTACAGTCTGCTTTATCATCAAAACTACCTATTACTAAAATATCCCCTGGACATTCACCTTCTTCATATTCATTACCAAATACTTTTGTCCATATTTCATTAGCTAATTTAACATATATTTCAAAATCTTTATCTTCCTTTTTGATTGTTAAGAATGAAATATCCATATTTTTTCAGTATCATTAAAAAATATGGATATCTAAAGAAAAAAATATTCAATATTTTTTAATTTTTACATAATTGTATCCATTCTTTATATTTTTCTTTAGAATCAAAAATTGGACCAGGATGTAAATGTAAATCATTACCTTTCCAATTATATATTTCTTTATTTGGTATATCTTTTAAATGTGGTAACCATCTTTTAATATAAATGCATTCAGGGTCCCATTTACGAATCATTTTATTGGATATATCCATTGGTCGTCCAGATAAAGGGACACCTTTGGTAGAATATTTTTTACCAGGAAAGTCTAATTCTGTTATCCATGCGTGATTTTTTGCATTTTGCGAAGGTCCAATAGCATCAACAAGTAGTTGTGAAAATCCAACTTGGCTACCATATTTTGGATGGAAAGGATTAATTAAAAGATATTTAGTCCAGAAAACACCTAATAACATTCTTAATCTATTATGTAAAAATCCAGTAATTTTCATTTGATTCATACCTGCATCAATTAATAGAAATCCTGTTTTACTGTCCCACATATTTTGCCAATATTTAGCTGATTTACTGTTATGCCACTTCAATAAATCATATCTTTCATCAATATGGCGTTTAAAATCATTAGCATTTGGTGTATATTTTACAATTGTTAAAAAGAAATCTCTCCAAAATAATTGTTTTAATAATATTGAATTTTTTCCGAGATGTTTTATAATAGCAAAATATGTTTCTCTAATACTAATACAACCAAAATTTAAAGCTGCAGATATATTAGTAGTTTCATAATCTAATCTATCTCTAATAACATTATATTCTTTAAAATTAATTAATTGTTTTAATTTTTGTAATGCTTCTTTTCTTCCTCCATGTTGTGCAATAAATTTATTTTCTTTATAAAATTGTTGTAATGTTTTTTTAAATTCATTATTAAATTTAAATGTTTTTGGTATATAGTTACTATTATTATTTTTAATAGTTTTAGTTACAGATGTTTTTAGAGCATTTTTATAAAATGCTCCATATTGTTTAAATGCATTACCATCATTTTTAATTAAATTTTCGAAGGGTATTAATGTAAAATCAGTAAAAGTTTCTAATACTTCAGCATTATATTTTTCGCATATATTTTTTATTTTATTGTCTCTAATTAATGAATATTTTGAATAATCAGCATTCCAACCAACAATTAATTTATAATTATTTAATTGTTTTAATATATTTTCTAATAATATATCAGGTTGTCCAAAAAAATAAAATAATTTTGATTTTTTTTCATTTAATTGTAAATTTAAATCATCTAAACTTTCACACATAAATTCTACAGCATTATTTGAAAAATAATGTTGATTATGATCAGATTTAATTATTTGATTTTCATCTAAAAAAAACATAGGTATAACTTTATCGCATTTTTTCATTAGATTTATTAATCCATGGTTATCATCTAAACGTAAATCACGTCTAAATATATATATACCATAAATCATTTTTATTTATATAAATAATTATTTATATAAATAATTATTATAATAAATTTAATAATTTATCTTTATAATATTTTGTTTGATAAATATTTGCATTATGAACCCAGAAAAAGAAACAAGGTAATCTTTCTATAATAAATGGGTGAAAAGTATAATATGGTCTTCCACACATTTTAATTAAAACTGTTGGATATTCTAATAATTTTCCTTTATAATTAGAATTATTGTATAATAAATATTTTATATTATTACTATTTTCCATTATATATAAAATATTTTTATAAAATTCTATATATTTAGAAAGCCACAATGGCTTTGCCATCCAATAATTGTTAAAAAACAATGGTATTTTTAATGATAATATATCATTTAAATCATAATTTAATAACAGTAATATTTGTTCCCATATATTTATAAATGAAGGATGCACTGATTCAGCTTGTATTAATAAAGGTGAAGTATAGTAATTATTAAAAGTGATTACATCATACTTACTATATTCTTTTACCAAATATTCAATATCAAATAATATAGTTTTTTTATAAGAGTTATATGTTAAAAATCCAACAAATTTTTTATTAATCCATTCATCTCTATTTTTATCTAAATATAAAAAAACAATACTTTCAAAATATTTTGTAGAATATATTTTTCTTAATTTTGCCCATTTAAATTTTAAAAATTGCAAAGCCATAATATATGATTCTTGATTGTGATATAATATATAAATTAATATATCACTTTCACTTTTATCATTATTATATTCCATAAATATAATATATTATAATATATTTATTTTTTTAAAAGAAAATTTGAAATACTATTAATTTCATTTACACATAAATCTCTATTAATTTTAATAAAAATACTTTCATAAGGATGTACTGTTCTACCAAAAGTTGCATTTGTAAAATTTGGATCTCCGTGATTTGATGAAAAATTAACATCATTATTTAATAATCGATAATCAATATTTTGATATTCTGGAATAATACATGATATATTCCAATTATTTTTTAAAACTAATTGTGACATTAAAATTTCTTTCATTGCTATAAATTCTGACCAATTATTATAATCATTATTTGAAAATAATTTTGAAAACATTAAAAATTCTAAACATTCTCGTGTCATTGCAAACATTTGTGTTTGAACATGTGTATATGGTTTTACAAAATTTGTTTTATTATAAAATGCATTCGATTCATTTGTGTCTTTATCTAATATATTAATAGAAGTACCGACTAATTTTATATCATCAATTAATAAATTAATAAATGGTTCATACCATTTAATTTTAACATATGAAGGAATAAATGGACCTCTAACAGATGTATTAATAAAAAAATAATAATTATATTTGTTAATATTAATTGTTTCTAGCGCATCATTATATGCTCCAAAGTCATAATCTTCATTTTTTCTATATAAAACTTTAATATTATTTTTTTCTGGTATTTCAATAGATATTTTTCCATTTATTATAAATAAATAATCACATTCATCATATAATCCTAATTTTAAGAATAATTGCAAATTATTGATATAATTAATGTTTTTTTCAAAATAACAATATAATATTAATATTTTATTCGAATTACTCTTAATATTTTCATGATTGCTTGTATAATCTATTATATATCCATATCTATCTTTTATACTACTCATTTATTATATTAATATATTAATATTATTAATTTTCTTTAAGTATTTTTTATTATAATATCTTTAATTTGTTGATTATTAATTTTATTATAAATTTTATTGATAGTTACTTCAGAAATGTCCAAAGTTGAAGATATTTTTTTTTTATTAATATCAAGATTATATATTTTACTAATTAATAAAATTATTCCTGCAGCAATAGATATTGGTTGATGATTAGAAACAATATCATCATGAGATAAATATTCTGAAATTATATTAGAAATAGGAATATAATCACTATGTAATCCTAATTTACCTTTATAACTAATTATAAATTTTCCTGGATCAGTGATAATATCATTATCTTTTAGTAATGGTTCATTATCTAATAATTCTTCAAGTTTAGCAATACCTTGAGTAATTTGTGTAACATCTATTTCAAAAATTGCAGCAATATTTTTTAATGATAAAGGTTGTTTTTGAATATGTGCACCATTAAATACACAAGCGGCAATAATACTTTTTCTATTTTTTCCTCTAATAATTATTTTTTTTCCTTCATTTGAACCACTTTTATGTTTTATTTCACTTATTTTTTTATATAAATATTTTGCATTTTCTGCAACAGCTTTACTTATTATGTTTTTTTTACATTTTTCTTCTATCATTTGATTAACATCATTTCTACTTCTTTCATCATAAGGCTGTTGATTCCAACTATGAAGTTTTATTATTTTAGTATATTTATTTCGATTTTTATCTACTATAACAGTACTTAAAGATGAATTAGGAGTATAATAATTAATAGGTGCTCCACAACGTATCCCACCTTCATTTTTTCCATCTTCATTATGTATCCATTCTGGATTCTGATCAAAAATATGTTCATTTATGGTTCCACAATCTTTACAAATTATATTACCTTTATCACTAATTAAAAAAATAGATTCACAATAAATACATATAATATTATTTGATAATAATGATTCTTTTTTATTATCATTATTATCAAATAATTTCCAAATATCATCATCTTGACATATGGTTATATTATTCATTTTTTGCTAGGCTATTATAATAATATTATAATCTTTAAGTGGATTTTTATATATTATATATATAATATTTTCAATTTTTATTAAAAGATCTAAAGAAAAATAAATTATAAATATATATTATATGGAGTTATTAATTTTTATAACTTGTTCTTTTTTATTATCTAAACAATATTATTATTTATTATTAACATTTTTTACATCAAAAATTATATTTGATTGGGCTATTGAAAATGATGATCATATTTTTGAGGATAAATTAGCTCTTACAATAAAAAATACATGTTTAACAATTAATAAATATAATAATAAATTTTCTAAAGTATCAATATATAATTATTTGAATAATAAATTTTTAGTTATGGTTAGTATAATAAAAAAATCAGTAACAAGTAAAGTTGAAAAAATATATATTAGCTATGTAGTAAAAAATGTTGAAAATAATTATGATAAATTATTAATGTCTTGTTTAGGTTCTATGAATTCTTTTATTGAACCTCCAGAAAAATATAAATATAAAAATAAAAATAAAGATATAAAAAAAGATAATTTAGATGAAGATATAAAAAAATATATTTCAACTTTTAAAAAATCATTATAATTTTTAAAATATTTGTATAAATAAATATTTTAAAACACTTAAAAAAATAATATTAAATGATAATAATATTAAAAAAAATTGATTTTTTAACACAATATATATAAAAGAATATTTATATATAATATACAACAATGGACAACTCTATTAATTCTAATAATTATGTAACAAATAACGATATATGGAATCTTATTGATTTATATTTTAATACAAAAAATGTTTTATATAATATGCATTATTCATCTTATCAACAATTTATAGAAGATAATATTATTTCAGAATTAAACAAAAAATATGTAATACATGAAAATATAATAGGAAAACAAATTTATAGATATTCTTTAAAGTTTGATAATATAATGTTAAAATCTCCATCTGATGAATTTGATTATGATACTATTTTTCCTAATGATGCGAGAATTAGACATATTAATTATAGTAGTAAATTAATTGTTGATATTAAGCAGATACAAGAAATAATAAATTTTGAATTAAATACAGTTGATGAAAAAATTTTATATCATGAAAAAAAGATTAATATAGGTGCTATACCAATTATGGTACGTTCAAAATATTGTACAACAAATATTAAGAAAGATATTCCTAATTTAGAATGTACATATGATCCAGGATGTTATTTTTTAATTAAAGGATTAGAAAAAGTTGTTGTTTCTCATGAAAGAATTTGTGAGAATAAAGAATTAATTTTTCCAAAGAAAGATGTTAATTTTACGGATGGTATAATGTACAGCGTACAAGTAAATTCAAAAGCACAAGACAGTACAAATATTAATATAACATCTATAAAAATGTTAAAAGACAAAACAATTTTATTAACAATGCCTCATTTTTCAGAAATTCCAATTTTTATTATTTTTAGAGTATTAGGATTTGAAACTGATCAAGATATTATTAATTATATTGTATATGATGAAACAGATACTAATATGATTAATATAATAAAACCATCATTAACGAATAGTTTATTAGAAACATATAAAGATGATAAAGGTGTAGATCATATTGTTATAACAAAAGAAGATGCAGAAAACTATTTAATTCAAAAAATGAGAACATCAAGAAAATATAATGAAACAGATTCAGAAATTAGAAATATGCAAAAAAGAGAACATTTATTAAGTATTTTAGAGAACGAACTTTTTTCTCATATGGAGAAAGGATTTTTAGAAAAAGGTTATTATTTGGGTATGATGTGTAATAAACTTTTACAATGTATTTTAAATAGAATTAAACCTGACGATAGAGATAATTTTATTAATAAAAGAATTGATTTACCTGGCGCTTTAATGGCAAGATTATTTGAGCAATATTTAAAGAAGATGATTAATGAATGTTCAAAGAATTTTAAGAAACGCATGGGTGGATTGACAACTGATGTAAATCCAAGTAATATTATTGGTATGATTAAATCGATGACTATTGAACAAGGATTTACAACAGCTTTAGCAACTGGTAACTGGGGATCAAATAAAAAGAAAGGTTATGCACAACCATTACATAGACATAATTATTTAAATACTATTTCATATTTCAGGAGAATTATTACTCCATCTGGCGATACAGCAACTAGTAAAATGGAAAAAATGCGTCATATTCATAGTGGTCAATATGGTTTTATTGATCCTGTTGAATCTCCTGATGGAGATAAGATTGGTATTCAAAAGCATTTAGCATTATCTGCAAGTGTAACTATAAATTCTAAAGAACAAATAAAAATTATTAAAGATTTATTAGATGATAAACCTGAAATATTTTCATATTTGACGGATATGTCACCTATTAAAATTAAATTAAATACAAAAGTATTTATAAGTGGTCAATGGTATGGAATGACAGATAAACCGATAGAATTTGTAGAATATTTAAAAACTATGAGAAGCAAAGGTGTAATTGTTAAGATGGTTGGTATATCGCATGATTTTAAGATGAAAGAAATAAGAATTAATACAGATGGAGGAAGATTAATTAGACCATTATTAAAAGTTAAAAATAATAAATTATTATTAACTAAAGAAATGTTAAATGAAATTAATTTAAATATGAATAATAATTCAGATAAAATATCAACTTGGAATGATTTCATTTCTAAATATAATGATGTTATTGAGTATGTTGATTGTGAAGAATCAGAAAATTTAATGATTGCTATGACTACTGACATTTTAAATGAAGAAAGAAATAAAATGTTAAATAAAGTTATTAATAATGGTAATATTATTAATAATAGATATAGTAATGTTTATCGTAAATTTACACATTGCGAATTAAATCCTGCTATGATGTTAGGTTCAGTCTCATCAAATATTCCATTTTCAGAACATAATCAATCACCAAGAAATATTTATAATTTTTCTCAAGCAAGGCAAGCTATGGGTATTCATGCTACTAGCTTACGTCATAGAATTGATCTAACATATCAATTATTTCATCCTCAAGTACCTATTGTACATACAAGAATGGCAAAATATACGAATATGTTAAATTTACCAAGTGGTGAAAATATAATTGTTGCGATTGCTTGTTACACTGGTTATAATCAAGAAGATTCGCTTATTATTAATAGATCATCTGTTGATAGAGGTTTATTGAGAGCAGCGTATTTTTCTAAATATCACGATGTTATACAAAAAAATCCATCAACGTCACGTGATGATATTTTTACTAAACCTGATCCTAATCAAACAATGGGAATACAATTTGGTAATTATGATAAACTTAATGATAAAGGGTTTATTGAAGAAGAAACTAGAGTTGAATCTGGTGATTTTATTATTGGAAAAGTATCACAAATTCAACCAGATAAAAATAATAGTAATAAAATTTATAAAGATAGTAGTACAAAATATAAATCAGGTGTAACAGGTGTTATTGATAAAGTTTATACTGGTGTTTACAACACTGATAATTTTGAGATGTATAATGTTAAAGTTAGATCTGAAAGAATTCCAAGAGTTGGTGATAAAGTATGTATGTTAGGTGATCATGAAGTTTTAACTAATAAAGGATGGATTAAATTTGATGATCTTTACCAAAGATATAATAATAAAGAAGAATTTAAAATTGCTACTCTATATGAAGGACACAATATTAAATATGATACACCTATTGATATTTATGAATGGGGTTACGAAGGTGATATGTATAAATTAACTTCTAAACAAGTTGATTTTTGTATTACAATGGATCATGAAATGTGGGCAAAGAAAAAAAATAAAAAAATATTCGAATCAATAAAAGCAAAAGATTTAATTGGAAAAAGATATAATCTTAAAAAGAATGGTATTATTGATATTCCTGATGTTGAAATAATTAATATTAATGGTAAAATATTTAAAATGGATGATTTTCTACAATTTTTAGGAATATTTTTTGGAAATGGATATTTATTAGAGAATAATATTTATATTACAAATACTAAAAACGCAAAATTATATAATAGAATGGATTTATATTATAATATATGTAATTCTGAAAATATTATTAAATGTGATGAATTATATAAGTGGTTAGAAGATTATAATAAAAATATTCCTGATTTTGTATTTGAATTAAATTCTAGACAAGCAAAAATTTTATTATCAAGCTTGATATATTTTTCAAATAAAATTCCAAAATCACAAAATTATTATACATCATCAAATAAATTAGCAAATGATGTTATGAAATTAGCTATTCATTCAGGATGGAGTGCAACAATTAAAGAAAATGAAATGTTTTGTGTAAAAATCAATAAATATAAAAATGAACCACATATTAATAATGATAACAAAAAACATATTGAAGAAATAATTTATCATGAAGGTAAAGTATATTGTTTAGAAGTTCCTTCACATGTATTTATGTTTAGATATAATAATAAAAATGTATGGAGTTGTAATTGTAGTCGTCATGCGCAAAAAGGAAGTATTGGTATTTCTCTTCCTACTGAAGACATGCCTTTTACTAAAGATGGTATTCAACCAGATATTATTATCAATCCTAATTGTTTCACTGGTGAAACATTAATTTCAATGACTAATGGATTATCTAAAAAGATTAACAGTTTTAGTAGCCAAGGATTAGAGAAAGTATTGACATTTAATGATGAAACAGGATTTATTCCTTCATTTTCATTAGGTCTTGAAAATAGAGGTATTAAAGATACTATTAAAATAACAATGTATGATGGAAGAACTGTTACTTGTACTCCAGATCATAAAATCAAAGTCAAGACATTAATTGGCGAAGGATTTGAATACAAAGAAGCTAAAGATATTAAAATTAATGAAGATAAAGTTATTATGGGTATTGAATATACAGAAGATAAAGTATATGATGATGAAAAGGATTGGTCATTAACTGTAGGTAATTATGAATTTAATTTTAAAGATAATTTAAATAGAGAAAAATCATTAGCATTTGCAAGGATATTAGGATATTTAAGTACAGATGGAACTATTTGTCATTCTAATAATACATATGTTGGACGCGTTAATATGGGATATATATCAGATGCAGAAGGTATTTTAAATGATATTGAAATAATTACTAATAAATCTCCAAAAATATGTCAAGATCATTTAACATATAATATTAATATTCCAAGTGAATTAATTAATAATATTGTTAAATTAGAAGGTTTAATGACTGGCAGAAGAACAACTCAAGAAGCATCTTTACCTAAATTCTTATTTGAAGAAAATTGTTCTAAATCAATTATTAGAGAATTTTTAGGAGGATTTTTTGGTGGCGATGCTCATGTTCCTTATTTAGCAAAAAATATATTTTCAACAATAAGACTTTCACAATCTATAATTGTTAAATATAAAAAATCATTAGAAAATAAAATGAATAATATTATAAAATTAATGAATAAATTAAATGTTAAAGCTAAGATTATTAGAACTAGAGATTGTCATACTAAAACTGAGTTATATCAAAATGAACCAAGAGTTCAGTGTGAAATCGGCGTAGAATCAAATATTGAATTCTTAGAGAATATTGGATTTAGACATTGTTTAGAAAAATCAGCTAAATTAACTATTGCTATTTCATATGAAAGGTTTTATAAAAATGTATTAAAACAAACACAAAATTTATTAAACAAGATTGATGATATATTTAATAATGAAAAAATACTGATGAAAGATGTATTAGTAAAAGCAAAAAAAGAATTATATTTAATAGATAAACCATTAGATTCATTTTATTCAACATTAGATTTAACATATGTTAATAATAAAAGAAGACAAGATAGAAAAGATAAACCAATTGTATTTAAACATGATAGGTTTTATACAGCTGAAGAATATATTAAACAACTTGGTTGTGAAGAATGGTTCACGCGTAAAGAAGATGGAAAAATGAACTATATTGTAAAAAGAGAAAATAATTACATACCATATTTTACAATGAAAGTAAATAATATTACTGATGCAGGACAAAATGAAGTTTATGATATTGGAGTATCTACACATCATAACTTTATTGCAGAAGGGTTAGCTGTTTCAAATTGTATTCCGAGCAGAATGACCATAGGGCAATTATTTGAGTGTGTTCTTGGTAAAGCATCTGCTCTATCTGGTCATTTAACTGATGCAACACCTTTTTCAAATGTGGATATAGAAGAAGCGAAGAGGGTATTAAAAGAACATGGATTTGAAGAACATGGTAATGAAACTCTTTATTGTGGATTTACAGGGAAAAAGATGGAATCTCAAATATTTATTGGTCCGACATATTATTTCAGATTAAAACATATGGTTTTAGATAAGATTCATTGTTTAACAGCTGAACATGACGTATTAACAACAGAAGGTTGGATTGCTATTAATAAAATTAATGTAAATCATAAAGTAGCAACACTTGATGATAACAAACTAGTATATACTAATCCAATTAATGTATTTCATTATGAAGATTATGAGGGTAAAATGTATAATATTAAGAATCAAGAAATAGATTTAGATGTTACACTTAATCATAGAATGTATATTAAAATTGATACTAATGATGAATATATATTAGAGAAAGCAGAAAATATTATTGGAAAGAGAGTTATATATAAAAATAATGCAATATATGAAGAAATAGACGAAGCTAAACTAATTATTACAACTTTAATTGGAGATGGTAATGAATATATAACAGATGATGTAAGATGCGCAGATGTATTTATGAAAACAACTATTCATGCGGGATGGAGTAGTATTATTGAAACGATAGATAATAAATATCATGTTAAAATAAATAAGAATAACAATATTATAGTTAATGATGGTATAATTGAAGATAAAGTTTATGATTATAAAGGACCTGTATATTGTATTGAAGTACCAACAGAAATATTTATGGTAAGAAAGAATGGAAAAGCAGTATGGACTGGTAATTCAAGATCAAGAGGTCCAATGGCTATATTAACAAGACAACCTACAGAAGGCAGAGCTAGAGAAGGTGGATTAAGATTTGGAGAAATGGAACGTGATGCTATGATAGCTCATGGATTAAGTCAGTTTCTTAAAGAAAGATTTATGGAAACATCTGATAAATATTTAGTTCATGTTTGTGATAATTGTGGATTATTTGCTCGTAAAGTAATAGATAGTAATCATTATATTTGTGATAGTTGTAAAGAAACTAAGAAGATTTCTATTGTTGCACTTCCGTATGCATTTAAATTAATGGTTCAAGAATTACTAGCAATTAATATTATGCCTAGAATTACTGCATCGTAAAAAATAAAAATTATTTAATTTATTTAAACATATATGGAACCAATCATATTTTTTAGTTTTGTTATAATATATTCTATTAATTCTTTTTTTTTTTCTGAATTTATAAAATTTTTGTTAGCTGCTTTATCAATAGGTTTTTTTAATAGTATTTTAATGTTTTCCTTAGAAATTTTATTATTATCAAAATATATATTATATTCGCTTTTATTTATTTCACTTTTAATTATACTAGCAATATCTTTAGTATGTTTATAATCATTTGGACAATATGTTTCCATCGATGTCCAACTTGTAATAGTAGGTAATGATATTATAGTAGGTTTTTTTTTTAGATTACAATTATTATCAATAATATTACATGTTTTAAACACTCCATCTTTACACAATTTTTTTTCTTGTATAACATCTTCAATATTATTCACTCCTACTTCACATTTCATACATGTACAATAATTTAATTTACAGTTTACTAATTTTTTATCATATGGTATATTATTTAATATTTCTTCTAATTTTTTTAATAGTTTTTCTCTATTTTCTGATCTTATCTTTTCAATTTTTTCTTTTTCTTGTTTAGCTTTTGCATTTTCTTTTTGTTCTTGTTCGTTTTTTTTTATTAATGCTTCTGTTTCTGCTCGTCCTCTTATGAAATCTTTTTTTTCTTTTTCACTAGCATTTCTTTCTATTTGTACATAAGCTTCTTCTTGTTTACGACCAAATAAAGAAGAAAAAGAAGGAGCACCACCATATTTTAAATCTAAATACTTTGATTTATATTTAAAATATTTTTGTTTATAATATAAATCATTATTATTATCTATTTTATATCTTAATCTAAATTTACGACCATACTTTTTTTCTAAATACTTTGATTTATATTTTAAATATTTTTGTTGATAATCCATTTATATTTATAATATATACAAAATAAAAATTGATTTTAATATAATTAAAATATAAAGAATATAAAATAGTAAGAATGACATTATATATAGTTTTTCATAAATGGTATAATATAGTAAATTTTCAAAAGTTAAATAGTAAATTGTATATCTCTTCAGCATTTGAAAGTGATAAAAAAACATATGGTAATGAGGATGTGTATATTGGAAGTTTTATTGAAAAAATTATTAGTAACAATATTGATAACATAACAGATAAAAAATTTATTAGTCTAAAGAAGTATATAATTAATTTTAATAATCAAAAACAATTATATTTATATAAAGTAAAAGATTTGATAAGAAGTATGATAAAATATTTTAAAGTTTCAAATTCTTGTGTCATATTGCTTTTTATATATTTATGGCGTCTCAAAAATATTTATCTTAACACTAAAAATTGGAAAAATATGATTATTGCTATAATGATGGTAGTTGTTAAATGGAATGAAGATTGGAATAATAATAATAATTCCAATTATCACTTAAGTAATAGTGCATGGGCTAAATTTGGTAATATGACTATTTATGAATTAAACTATTTAGAACTGTTATTTTGTAAGGATATAAAATGGAATCTTTTTGTTACAAAAAATCAGTTTGAAATGGCAAAAATATTAATTCATATGAAATATTTTGAATCTACTATTATTTTGTAGTTATAATTCTTTTTTTATTTATAGAATAAAAAAATATTATTATATTTTTTAGCTATATTCAAGACAAACAAATTTTAATAAATTCATTAAATCAAGATAATGAAACTTTAATTAATTCAAATAATGTAACATTGCAAGATTGGCTTGGAACAAGCAATGGATATGTAGTATATTGGTATGATCAAAGTCCTAATCAGTTACATCTAGCTGAAGATAGACCATCATTTCAACCACAAATAAATAATTCAATAGTATTTAATAATAGTAGATTATGGAGAGGTGGAGTTTTGGCTGATAGTACAAGTAATTACACATATTTAGCAACTTATAAACTTAATTCATTGTTAAATAATCAAGTTATTATGGAACATTCTTTAAATGTATTAACAACAAATAGAAGAGCTTCAATGATGTCAATAAATGGAAGTTTATATTTTGCTGGACAAAGTAATGATTTATCAAACATAGTTTCATTATCAACTAGTGGATTTAATAAAACAATTATGTCTGTAAATAAAGCTGTAAATCCTGTTATTAATATAAATCATAATAATAGTAGTTTTTCTGGCAATACTGCAATACCAGCAAATTTAAATATTGGAACACATCATTTTTTATTAGGAGTAAATACTACTACTACAAGTGAATATTTGAATGGAGAAATTAAATATATAGTTGTTATAAATGGTACTCCAAATATGAGTAAAACTCTTAGTTTTTTTAATAAAATACAATCTACTGGTGTTCCATATTCATTACAATCATCTGGAAGTATATCTTTAAGTGATATTAATATTTTTTTAAATAGAGATAGTACATCTTTAATAAAATTTAGTGATTTGTATCGTACACCAGGAACTTTAATAGGAAATCTGACTGAATTAACAGCACCAAATATTCCTATAACTATAGGAAATGCTATTAGTTTAAATAATATATATGGTTCGACAAGAATAATAAATAATTAATTATAAGCTTTTTTGTTGATTATTACGATGTAAAAGCACAACTTACATTGATTTTCAATAGCATTTTGATCAAATTAAAAAAAAATTGAATATTTTTTTCTATGAGATATCCATTATTTTTATACTATTGAAACACAAACAATGTCTTCTCCAAACTGGCAAAACGTCAAAACTATGACTGAAGTCATGCGTCTTCCTAAAGAAGAGAAGACCAAGCGATCTGCATTCGCTAAGTTGTTGGAAAAAGGAATGGATTACGACGATGCAATCCACATGGTGGAGTATGGTACCCCCAGACCGGTTGTGGTATTCCAGGCCACCTACAAGGATGAGAGCTTCCAGCTCAAAGACGCCCTCAAGGAGAGTATCAAAAGCTACCATGAGTACGCTCAGGCGCAGGCTGAAAAGGCTGAGACGAGGGCTGAAAAGGCTGAGGCGAGGGCTGAAAAGGCTCAGGCGGAGGCTGAGGCGAGGGCTGAAAAGGCTCAGGCGAAGGCGGAGGCTGAGCAGGCGAAGGCGGAGGCATGGCGCCTACATCACAGGGAACTCGAGTTGTACCGTGAGATAGACATGAGGGCTCATCGTGAGGAAATAATGCAGCAGCAGATAGAGCAGATGCAGCAGCAGATGCAGCAGATGCAGCAGATGCAGCAGCGCGGGCAGAATACGGCGCTAAGGTCTTTGCAGAGTCCCGAAGTCCAAGCTGCACTCAGGGGTTCCAGACTCAGCAATAAGCAAGAGACGCCACCTGAGGACCACCTTGAGGGAAATGATAGGTTGCGTGTAATCCCTGAAAATTTTCATATTCCTATAGGTGCTCAGCTTGCAAGCGGAGGCAGAGGCGGAGGCGGAGGCGGAGGCGGGCGTCAGGTAGCGTTTCATGCTCCACCTGCAAGCGGAGGCGGAGGCGGAGGCGGAGGCGGAAACGATCCTTTCGATTTTAGTTAATAAGTAGAGGCGGAGGCGGAAGCAGAGGAGGAGGCGGAGGAGAAGGCAGAGGAAGAGACATAGACGTAGGTGCTCTCGGATGATAGTTATTGGGTGGCAATGACTAAAAAAAATAGAAAAAAAGAAGTTGCGTTCTTGAATCATGTTCATTTATAGCAAGTTCAAAAAAAGATAAAAAAATACTTTTTGATAATAAAAAATTTTTATATAACTTCTAAAAAAAAAATTGATATTTTTTTTCTATACTATATTCATTATTTTTAATGTCATTGCCACAAGACATGGGAGACATGGAAGACATGGAATACATGCAAGACGACGAGGATTACAACATCGGACTTAGTCTCACCATCCTAGCGTGCTCGGTAAACCAGCAAAGGAAAGAGATCGCGAGTCTCAAAACAGCCCTCGCTGCTGCAGAGGATAAGCTCACTGTAGCAGAGGATGAGCACGCTGCTGCCCTCGCTGCTGCAAAGGAGAAGCTCACTGTAGCAGAGGATGAGCACGCTGCTGCCCTCGCTGCTGCGGAGGAGAAGCACACCGCTACCCTCACTGCTGCCCTCGCTGCAGCTAGGGCTACTGCAGAAGAGAAGCAGACTACAGCTCTCGCTGCTGCAGCTGCTCTCGCTGCTGCAGATCTCGCAGCAGCCCTAGCTACTGCTACAGAGCAGAGGCACGCTGCAGCCCTCGCTGCAGCAGAAGCACATTGTGCTTCTGAGCTTGAGAAGCAAAAACTCCAGGCCAAAATCGTAAATATCAGGTTGATGCAAAAGACAACAATTGCTATCGGAAGCAGAAACAACGCTAATCTCCTAGAGATACTTAACTTAAATGACGAGTAGTAGCTACAGTCGGAGTTATCTTCAATCCGACGTTGTAGCTACAGTCGTAGTTAACTTCGATCCCTTGTCATCATAAGACAGGAGAAAAAACTAGAACTTGCGTTCTAAAAATTCAATTTTTTTTATGCAAGTTCTAAAAAAACACAAACATAAATTTTTTTCTTTTTTTATTATTATGGAAAAAAATTGAATATCTATTATATTGAAAATAATAGATCTAAAATATTTATTAAAAAAATATGTCAGAGAAAAAAAAACAAATAACAAATATTATTAAAGATCAAAATATGCATATCAACTTTATTAATAAAAAACTTGGACAATTATTTAATTTTATGATCATAGATGATAAAAAAAAACTTGATATTGAATTAACAATAACTTTTTTCAATAACATTTATAATGATTATATGATAACAATGATTATTGCACATGATATTGATATACAAGGATGCGAAAGTGCTAATATAACTACTCATGGATTTCTAAAGTCATATACTGAAAAAATTAATTTAATTTCAACTACCTTAAATTATTTTAATGACACTATATTAGCAGAAAAAAATAATCTTGTTGATTACGATCACATTGATAAGTCTCATGTAAGTAAAATTATACAAATAAATGAAAAATTTATAATAAATTATACTAATAAAATTTGTAATGAAGAAGCTGAAAAACTATTTTCACTTAAGCTTTATTTTACTGAGAAACTTGACTATTACGAAAATCTTTTAAAACTATATCCTGTACAAATACAGAATCAATTATTTTTTCATGTCATATCATCTATTATAATAGTATTACTCATTATTACTATTAATAATATTGGAATGATAATATATAACAATATTTCTACATTTACTAATACCCAATGTAATAATATATCTATACCAGGATTATTAAATAATTAGAATTTAATTTATATTTTTACATAAGAGACTATATTATCTCAATAAACATGAATATAACAATATAAAAATTGAATTTTTATTATATTGCTATATTCATATCTTTTAAACACTTATGAATAGCAAATATTCTAGGAATGTCAAAAATGGAAATTGAGTACGAAGAACTCAAAAAAAATTTTGAAAATGTAGAAATTGGGATCAGAGAGCTTTTCGTCGAAAAGCTTAATGTAGAAATTAGGATCAGAGAGCTTTTCTACGAAACTCTGACAGTGAAAGAAGCTGAACAAATCCTTCTTCGAGAGCAGCTTGACAAGAAAGAAGCTGAACAAATCTTTCTTCGAGAGCAGCTTGACAAGAAAGAAGCTGAACAAATCCTTCTTCGAAAGCAGCTTGATAAGTCGCAAATCCCTTTTTTCAAATTAACAATTGAAAAACATTGTAAGGAAAATGAAAACCTCGAAAAGCAACTTGAAAGGAGTGAAGAAGCTCTTTACAAGAGTTTATCCACAATTCAAACTCTTAAAAAAGACCTTGCCGAGAGTCACTCTGAAAAAATACAGTTCTCTAGACAAATTGAATTACTCAATGGTCTTAATGATGATCAGACTGAAAAAGATCTTCTCAAAAAACAGCTCGATGAGAAAGAAAGTGAAAATCTATCCCTCAAAAAGCAGCTTGATAAGATCAGTGACCTTTTCGATGAAACGCTGGCAGCAAATCTAGCTGAAAAAATGTTTTTTCAAGAGCAGCTCGAAGAGCAAAAAATGCTTTTTCAAGAGCAGCTCGAAGAGCAAAAAAAGAAGTACAATGACTTGGCAGACAAGTATGTCTAAAAATATCATAACAAGATACAAAAACAGATAGTTTTGATCTTGATATATATATCTAATTATTTGAGCATTGTTATCAAAATATTTGAGCATTGCTATCTAATTTAATAATATTTGTCTATATAAACAAATATATTGATAATTATATATAAATGTTATTATATTTATTCTTTCATGCATGGTATAGTATAGATTCACCAGTATTAGTATATGATAATAATTCTTGTCCAAAACCAGAGGGTTTTATGCAGTGTATAAATGAAACAAAAAAACAAAAGCTTTCTATTATGGTTTCAAAGTTGAATTTGTATCTGAAAAAATATAAAAAAAAAGTAACAGTTAATGAACTTTATCCAGAATTTGAGTGGATTAAACCTTCAATACGTATATCAGGTAAAGAAGGATCTTATATTGCAAGCTTTCTTGAACAAATCATTGCTTATAACAATAAACGTATTTACGATCAGAGTTTCATTAACTTAAAAAGTTATATCATTAACACATTTATTACTAAATTTACTTCATTAAAAATAAATGACTTTATAGAAAGTATGATTAATTTTTTTAAATTCTCTGATTCTTGTATCATAATATTTTTTATATATTTATGGCGTCTTAATCGTATTATTATACACTCTAAAAACTGGAAGAATATTCTTATTACAGTAATGATGATAGTAGTAAAATGGAACGAAGATTGGGATTGGTCAAGTTCAACTAGTGATAAACATCTCGAAAACAAAGCATGGGCGTCATTTGGATATATGAATATACTTGAACTTAATTTATTAGAATTAGAGATTTGTAAAGAAATTAAATGGAATTTTTTTGTTACAAAAAAACAATTTGAAATAGCAAAGGCGCTTATCCATATTAAATACTTTACATAAAAAAATTGAATTTTTTATTATTTATTAAATTTAATTTTGTATATATTATGTCAGATATAAAATGCAGTTTAGAAAAATAACAAATAATACTAAATGTTCAGATCCTATTATAATAGTTGATAATACACAGTCTCCAAATATAAAAAATACTTTGGAATACTTAGCTGCTGTAGCAATACTAGATAGTATGCAATTTTCAATGGATAAAAATTGAATTCTTTTTTGGTAGAGATATCTTACTTTTCTAATATTTGTAAAGATGGCATCTGTTACAGCAGATCAGACTATGCATAATCAGCTACTAAAGATTCAGGAATTAAGAGCTCTTCTTCAAGAAAAAAATAAGATCATCGATGAACTAAAAAAAAAGTTAGAGTTTGATATGACTTGTCAGACAAATCAGATACAAATAGATAATCTTAAGCATTCTCTGATGTTAAAAGATGATGTCATAAATAAGCTTAAGAGTTCGTTAGAATTTGCTCACGAACTCTTACAGTTTGCATATAGGGACGATGGAAAAAAGATAGTACATACTTGTCCCGAAGGATCAATT